AAAAAAGCAGCGATGCTTTCACCTCTCGGTGGTTTGCGGGGTCCACACCCCTTAGCAGACTACGTCCGCGAGTTGAGAATATCTGGTAGGTGCTACCTACGCTCGGGGATCTTCATCTCCTGACTCATCTGAGTCGTCGAGAACTTTCTCGACAAAGATCTGGTAAAGCAGATCCTCCATCATTCGTCTTCCGACGAGATGGTGTAGGTGGAGAACCACCTTGGTTAATGGGTCTCCCATGAGGACACCCCTAGAGGTAAAGAACCTCTCCACAGGACAGCCTTTTCTGTCCAAGGTCTCCACTTGGCGTGGAGCGGTTAGGGCAAATAATATTGTCCTTCTGTACCATTGTGGTACACCCAGTTGGTTTAATAACCGATTTAACATTGCGCCTGCAATGTAAGGGTCACAGAAATCTGTGGCCGACGACCAATCGGTCGAGTAGACAAAAGTGTCTACATCATCCCTAAAGATGAAATCCGCACTTGGATTCTTGTGCGAAAGACGCTTGAAAAAGTTCCAAGCGTGATTTGCGGCGCCAACGCCGCTCTCACTGGAGGGGAACGCCTCCAGTATCTTTAGTCCCATGTGAGACATGGGATGTAGTAGCAGCGCATGCTGCAATGTGGACACAGTGATTGTCCGGTATTTACCTAGTTCTGCGACTAGGCTAATTCGACAACTCATCGAGTTGTTGTCGTAAGGGGTTCTTCCCCCCTTATTAAATTTTCCACATGCCCAGTGGAAAAGTCTCTCACCACTTGGTGAGTTTTTGTCGAGGATTTTCCCCGACTTTTCTCCGGTATGGAGATTGATTTCCGGTATTTCCGGATTTTGTTGGAGTACCAACCTGGCGGCTTCCAGTTTGCCGCCGCTTTCTGTCGGATGAAAGAATTCACCCGAGTCGCTCAAGGAGATCTTTGCCTCCTTAATTACTGATTCAAAGAAACCAGTACGCTTATCCTCATCCCCTAGGCGGATGAGTAAATCACCGTAAAGGTGATCGGTGGCCTTTGCCAAGGTCGCCGCGATCAGGTTGTACCTGGTCCTGTCTGACGGGGTCGTCAGAATTTCCTTAGTTTTCCTAAGGGTTTTCTCGTAAAGAGAACGGGGTGGAACCCCGGATGCCCTCGTTTGGGACATCATCATGCCTTGCATGTAAGATAGGGGAGTCTTTCCCCTAATGAAGGATAGTAAAACCTTCATCGCCGAGAGTTCTCTCGGCACGTAAATGGACTGTACAGTCCCTACAGGATTAAAAACCTGCTCTTTGATCTTCTTCCGAAGATCTTTCACCTTCTCGAAGGTGGTGACCCGGTCTGGGTCAAGGTCCCTGAAATAATCAGGAATCAAGTTCGCGATCAGCGAACGTTGGATTTGATCCATTCGGTCCCAGTTTTGGACCGATTCATGTCCTGGAAAGGACAGAACAGCCTGCATTAGCAGGCCGTCGCATACGGCTAGTATGCTTCGCAGCCGCTGTACGGCTGCATGACTAATCCGCTTCTTGCGGAGTTCGGAGATTGACTCCGGTCCGTCTGGTGACGGCAACCCTGCCAAAAGGCGGGTCATTTGTCTCCCGAAAGGGGAGCTTTTGTAGCTCTTTTTCTTTAAGAGCTGGGGGAACCAGAAGGTTCCGATTCTTAAGACACGGATGCCGTGTCCTACTGTTGGCAGATCTGTGAAGGTCCGCCTGTCTGTGAGACCTGTGATCTCACGCGGGAGTCTACACTCCCAAAGATTTTCTGCATTAAAGCAGACT